CACTAAAGAGATTAAATTATGAGTTTATTAGAAATTTTGCTTCCGTATATTATCAACATTGTTGTTCTGTTGGTTTTCTTTTCACTGGTGCCTGTAATTATCGCCACTTTGATCAGATCGATTATTCACGACCGTGGGTATAAACTTAACATTTATCATTGGTTAGGTGCATTTGCAACTGCATTATGTTACACAGCGATGAATTCTCTATGAGCACATATTTTGCAAAGACAGCAATAATCATAAACACTCGCAATGATAAAGCGGTTGAGGCAGAGGTGGATAATGTAAAGGTGGGTGAATCATTAAATGCATTCATTGCACATAACAAAATTCATATGCGGTGGAATGGTAAAACTTATGTCGGCAATATTGCTGGTATGGAATTCACCACCGAAGGCCCTCAAGAATTCAATACAGGAGTTAAACATAATGGGTAATGTAAAGATTCGATTATCCAAAGACCGAATACCTGCATTGAGAGAACATCCCAACAATCACACAAACGAAGTGACAAAAATAATAACAATAGATGGCAAAGTGCCGTATCTGAATAGACATTTCAAATAAAGATTGACAATTGATGCTATCTGTGTTATAATAGTTACACTACAAACAAATAGGCAATATAATGATAATGACAAGAGAAGAAATGGTGTCTGAACTGAGAAGTTCAAACTGCAAAGTAACATTCACCAAAGTTAATGGGGATCTTCGGGTTATGGAATGTACCTTAAACTCGGATTCAATTCCACCTGCGCCAACTCCCAATATAGCTCCACAAAAGGAAAAGGCGGCGCGCACCGATAAAGTTCTTGCAGTCTATGACGTTGTAGCGGAAGATTGGAGATCCTTTAGGGTTGACAATGTAACTGAATTTTCTACGATGTTACCTGAATGATAGCCGCCGTAGAGGAAAAAATGATCACCAAGAAGAAATTTTCTTCTATGGTCGAACACGAGGTCACAAAAAACAAAATGGGATATATGGATGCTATCCTAATGTTATGTGAAAAGCATGAACTGTATCCCGAGGATGCTAACAAGTTCTTATCTGATATTGTTAAAGATAAACTTGAAGGTGAGGCGGTGCGTTTAAATTACATCAAGGGCGGTAACACATTACCTGTCTAATGGAATCATTTGATGCTTATTCTTATCATAACGCGCTGAAGTTGCATTTTACATCTAAATACGATGCTATCAAGTATCGATTTAAAACTAGTGCAACACAACAGTCTTTTTGGAAAAGAAAAGACAAATATTTCTTTGCAAAGGTTGCGAAGCGCTTTGATGATAAGGAAGAGTTAATCAAATACTATGTGGCCCACTTTGTAAATGATTGCAAGTGGGTTGGTGATATGTTAAATAACGAGGAGGAATATCAAAATTGGTTAAAAGTTAATGAGTCATTGAGTTATAATATCAAGCAAGACTTATATAAGATGGAATCTAAATACACCAACTTCGACACGGTTTTAAGTATGGAAGGTAAAACTTATCCTTCTATTATACATGAATATTTGTCGAAAGAAGTGCTGTTAGAGACGGTAGTTGTTTTAAACAGTCTGACTGGCTTTGTCGATCACGCAAACAAAAAAGTGGTTGATACTATACTCTGGCCAGAATTGTCTGCAAAGATAAAGAACTATACTCCATTCATTATGAGCAAAACATTATCTGAAAAGATAAAAAAAGATATTATTCAAATTTTTTGACTTAACTATATGTTGACAAACGGTGCTGTTTATGTTATAATAGTACTGTTACTCAATTTGTATATATAATACACTATATAATGATACATTGAATAATACACTGTAATACACTGCAATAATAAAATAAAGGTAAATTAAATGTCGTTTAGTAATATGAAAAAGTCTCGTGCTGATGCACTTAAAGCCATGACCGCCGCCGCTGAAAATGTTGGTGGTGGAAAGAAGTCTTATGGAGATGATAACATTTGGAAACCAACTCGAGATAAGTCGGGCAATGGTTACGCGGTTATTCGTTTCCTCCCTGCTGCCGAAGGCGAAGAATTGCCATGGGTGCGTTTTTGGGACCACGGATTTCAAGGACCTACAGGTCAATGGTATATCGAAAACTCTCGTACAACACTAGGTGAAGACGACCCTGTCTCCGAACACAACTCTAGATTGTGGGCAACTGGTGCTGACGACGACAAAGAACTTGCTCGTAAGCAAAAACGTAGGTTGCATTATGTTGCAAACATCTTCGTAGTTGCTGATGCTGCTAATCCTGCCAACGAAGGCAAAATTATGCAATACAAGTTCGGCAAGAAAATCTTTGATAAGATCATGGATTCTATGCAACCAGAATTTGATGACGAAGAAGCGGTTAACCCATTTGATTTCTGGGGTGGTGCGGATTTTAAAGTCAAAATCCGAAAGGTCGAAGGTTGGGTAAATTATGATAAGTCAGAATTTGCTGCTGCGTCACCTTTTCTAAAGGGTGATGATGCAAAACTTGAAGAGTTTTATGGTAAACTTGAACCGTTGGCAAAATACACCGACCCATCGAATTTCAAGCCATATGCTGAGTTGAAGGCAAAACTGGCTCGTGTTCTTGGTGCAACAGCTCCAATGTCTACCGCAGAAGCGATTTCAACGGAAGATCAAATGGATGCTCCAGAGCCTAAATCAAAGGAAGCTGCAGAGCAAAAATCGAAACCAGAGGCAAGCAATAATGATCCTGCCGATGATGACGATACAATGGACTATTTTGCAAAATTAGCAAATAGTTAAATGCTAGGGCCTCGGAAACGGGGCCCATTTTTATAGGAGACAATTATGTTTAAACTATCGAAGCGATCACTTGACAAACTTAAGGGTGTTGATGATGATCTAATAGAAGTTGTAAAGAATGCAATAAAGATTACTGAATTAGATTTTGGGGTCACGGAAGGACTTCGCACGAAGCAACGTCAAAAGGAATTAGTAGCGCGTGGTGCGTCAACCACCATGAAATCAAAACACATCGTTGGCGAAGCATTTGATGTTGTCGGGTACATTGGTGGAGAAGTCTCTTGGGAGATGTCCACCTATTGGACTATAGCAGAAGCGATGAAAACTGCGGCTATCAAGGCAAAGAAACCATTACGATGGGGCGGTGCTTGGCATTTACCCGATATCACAAAATCTCCGAATTCGATGGAAGATGAACACTTCGCGTATATTTCATTAAGAGTATCTCAAGGACGCCGCCCATTTATAGACGGCCCTCATTTTGAAAAAGCAAAATCTACTTAGTATTTTCTGTTTAAAGATCGCCCTGTAAAATTCTTACCTGTCGAAGCAGCACTAGAACCATAAAAAGAGTTGATGCTGTTATCACTATTATTATCGCCTGCCTTAGCACCCTTAGATCCTTCTATGACAACAATCGGTGCTTGTTGGCTTGCCATGCTTCTTGACAATGTTGATACTGTATCTCCAGCAATCTGAGAAGGTACCATGTCTGTATTAGGAAGTACCATATCCATAATACTTTCCATCGGTACTCTTTCTCCCGTAGTTTTGTCTAGACCTGCAAACTTATAAACACTTTCTGGTATTACCTTTGATATAAGATTGCCAATGTCGTACCATTCTGCATTTGCGTTAGGGGTTGGTAATATAAATCTAAGTATAGATGCATAAAAATTTCTATACATATCACCGATGTTACCAACTGCATCCATTATTGCGCTACCCGACCCTTTAAATAATCCAATAACATTATCCACAAGTTTATTAACAACAGACATAATACTGGCACCCATATCTGCCAGAAATTTTGTTGTATCAAATGCAACAAAGGAATCAACGGCACCCATAAAGGATTTACTAACTCCGCTAAATATACCAGATATCCATTTAAAAGCATCTCCAACAACGGCAAAAACCGCGTCTATAATTTTATCGAATTCCTCGCTAAAACTAAAACTATCCAAGCTTGCGGAAATCTCACCAAATCCAAACTTTTCAGCAACCCAAGAAATGCCGTCTTTTACTAAGTCTAATACACTTCCAATTAAACCTTTAAACAAACCTTTTATTGCTCCTTTGATGCCTCCAAGTATACCTTCTTTTTGAAACCCATCCCAGGCACCCATTACTGTATCAAATAATACCATAACAGCACGTAAAGGTAAAAATATCTTGCCTACAAAACCTGCAACTTTTCCTGCAACTGTTCCTATGCCACTGAACAAAGAGGCAAAACCACCAAGAAATTTTGTTACTACACCAAAGCCTTTGCTTATCGTGGAGAAAATACCGCCACCACCACCGCCACCAATGCCAGAAAATAATCCAGTAATAGCAGTCTTGGCTATTACAAATGTGTTTTTAATTTCAGTTGCTTGTTTTGTTATAAAATCACCGACACCCATAATAAACTTTGCAATTTTGCTATTACCTATAGATGCTTTTATGCTAGCACCAAAGGTTTTAAATTTATCTACAATGGAAGTAAGAGTAGCGCCAACGTTTCCAAGTGCCGTAGATATTTTGCCCATCTGACCCATAAACACCATTCGAATGTTTTGAATCTTAAAAGCAGCGAGCATTCTTGAAATAACACCACCCGTTAATTTGTCTATAAGTTTGCCCCAAAGCTTTGCTTCCTTAAATGCACCTAATATTCCACCTATAAGAGCGCCAGACAACACGCCGACTAGTGTACCAAGTATACCTGCAATTAATGTAGGAATGGCAAACCCCAAATCAAAAGATGTGTCAATGTTTGAAATTTCCTCAGATAATGTTTTTGTGTTCTCCTTAACTGCATCTTCTACAGCTTCTGCTCTTCTGGCAGATTCATTTGCTCTTTCGATGTTGGCAAGGTTGTCCTGCTTCATACCCGTAATAAATGCATTTATAGCGCGAGAACTTGCGGACGGGCCCAAAGACGTAGCGGCCGCGCTTTTCATAATTACTTCTTTAACGGACTCTAAAGATTCTCTGTTATGAGATCCTTCTTCAGCAAGTTGTTTTGAAATGTCTTTTAATGTTGATTCTGCCATGTCTATTTCCTATTTGCATAGGCAGTAACGCCCATAAATCCACACACGATGGATGCCTGAGTTATATAAAACCAATCAAGAACATTTGATAATGCGGCAATGCGGTCAGTTGATATAATAGGAGTAAAAAGCATACCCGTGAAGAACACAGTCATGATCAAAGCAATCCACGCCATCATCATCTGCGCGTTTGCTTTTTCTTCAGCTCTATCCAATTCTTGCATGATCTTATTTAACTCAAGATCATTGCTTGAAATTTTACCGTCATTGTCCATATCTTGCATTGACATTATTTTCTATTTTCCTTTTCGATTCGTTCATTTTCTGCTTCGATATGTGCCGCAAGCATTGTGACATATATCTCCCTTTCCCATGGTATCATATTATCTAGATCACTTAATGCATAATTGTGGTGTTGCATTAAAGCAAAATTTGTTTTATATAAAGATACTAACGATTCATGAGAAAGGGCTATCAGAAAAAACTCTGAAGGCCTTTAATCGTAGTTGTCTTATTTGTACCACATGATTTACAATCAAAATCTACATCATGAGACAATGTAGGCATATCATTAAAAAATGTGTTAATTTTTGCAAATTGTTCTTGACTTAACGATTCTATAAAATCAATAAGTTCTTCTTTTGTTGATGCATCCGCACTGTGAGTATTCTCGGCATCATAAATGGTCTCTATGCATGAGGCTATAGTTGATATTGCTGTAGAGTAATCATCTGTGTCTGCGGTATTAGCACCAAGTAGTGTGCCTTTTACTGTTGGATATCTCATGATAACGCCAACATCATCGTTGAGTTGAATTTTTACATCAGATTTCATTTCGCCTTTTATTTTAACATGATCGAGGTTGAGATCTATTTCAGTGTATGATTCACAGTCAACACATTTTATCTTTAGAGAAGTACTACCACCTACCGACACTGCTCTTAATTTTAAAAACACAAATTCAAGATCAAATATTGTGAGTGTGTTTGCATCTACATTTTTAAAGGTGCAAATATTAATAATGTCCCGTATTGCTCTAATCATTTGATTAGAATTCTCAGACTCAAGAGCCAGAACTAAAATCTTTTCTTCTTTTACCAAATATGGTCTGTATTCAATATTCTTACCTGTAGACGGTATTGTCAATTGGTATTTTGGTGCTGTAATTACTGGTAAAGCCATGATATATCCTCAAAATATAGTTATTTAAAATAAATCTTTCACACTGTTAGTCAATGTTTTTGTGTTATCGGTTAATGATTTGCCAATGTTGGTAACAAGGTCTGTCAATCCTTCCTCTTTAAAATTTTTGTAAGTTAAAGTTACGGTCAATTTCTGTACCGTGTTCTCTGATGCGGTGCTTAATTCTATGGCATTCACAGTTATAGGATAAGCATCTATAAGACGAACATTGTATATAGGTGTTCCATTCTTGCTCATTTGAATAATATTAACATCTTCTACAAAATCATTAAGATATTTTGCTCTGCTTGTATCAAAATCAATTATATTAGACATCCAATTATCGAAGAAGCGCTTCATGCTATAATCTTGTGTTAGAATAAAAGTAAATGTAACATCTTCATTAATGAATCCGTATGGTACTTTCTTTGCATTTGAATTCCAAGTAGAATAATCGTTAGTTGCAATGCTTCTGCCAGGAAGAGAACACGACTCACAAAGAAATGAGACATCCCGTGGATCGTTATAGACTTGTGTTATGTCTGTATTACCTGCAAGCACACTTGCCCCAATAGCGTTAAGATCTCTATTGATAAAAGGTTGACTCATGTAAATACCAAACATGTTGGCCTGAGCAACTCCACCTTTCCTACTTATAGCAGATTTCAGTGCATCGATTGAATGACCTGTTGCATCTCCTGTATAATCTCTTACCTGATTAAATATACTCATTTTGCTGCTTTCCTCGAATCGGACCAAACTCTACTATTCTTGGCTTTCTTGAAACTTTCTGTCGGTAGGAAAATACTTAATTCCCATTCACTGGCCTCGACCAACGCCACAGGTTTCTGTACTTGACTTGTAAGATAATGCTTTAAACAAGGTTTGAATAATTTGAACCTTTGTACTCCTGCCAATAATTCATACGTCAACTTAAACTTAGTCGTTTCGTCGAATCTCTTATTTGAGGCTATAGTCAATAACTCATCAAACAATTTGGCACGCAACGTAGGTGGTAGATAATGCAGATTAAGCCCGTAGAAGCCGTCTGGTGCGGGCCCTACCATAATTGCTAGAGGAAATGCATCATAATAAGGAAGTGTTTTACGATGTTTGGGATTATAGAAAAACATATAAAGATTGCCTACACCAAATCTTTGTCGTTTCTGCAATCTTTCATCCTTAAGCAATTGATTTCGATTAATCGTGCCCATATCTTTGATACGATCACGAAACCACTCATTGGATTCTTTGGTGCGCGCTGTGATTCCTTTTCTAAAGGCCGCGGATTGTAGTTTGTCGAATAATGAACTCATATTGTTATTTTATTGCCATTGTAATCGTCCACAAAATGGGTTTGTTATAAATAATAGAAACGAATCGGAAGGTGGTTGAAGAACCTTCCGATTCTATCATCACAATAACTGAGATATTGAAATGCATAATTCTATTTATACCTATCACTACACCTATCTAATAACTAATTTGCATCCCACAGATAGATGTCGATATTACATCGGTGTCAGATCTTGTAAATGTTTACCTGAAGATGATCCATATATGGGTTCTTCAAAATATCTTGATGAGTCCATATCAATACAAGGTATGTTATCTTTCGAAAAGATCATCATTTCAATATTTGATACGAGAGACGAAGCTTCCCAGAATGAAATAGATCTTCATAATGATCATAATGTATCAAGAAATCCTTTATTTTATAATAGATCTAAAGCAACTGCATCGGGGTTTAATACCTTGGGCACACCTCAGTCCGTGGAACATAAAAGAAAGCTGTCATTATCAAGGACAGGTAGAAAGCGATCAGACGAAACAAAAGCTCGTATGAGAATTGCTAAGTTAAATATGTCCGACGAAACAAAAGCGCGTTTACACCACGCCAAGTCAGACGAAACAAAAGCTCGTATGAGGACTGCTGCGTTAAATATGTCAGACGAAACTAAACGGAAAATGTCGATAACGAGAACTGGTAAAAGACATTCTGAGGAAGCCAAGCGCAATATGTCAATAGCATCGAAAGGTAAAAAAGCATCAGAGGAAACCAGACAAAAGATGTCAATGGCCAGAATCGCGTATATAGCGCGCAGAGCAGAAGAGATATACACATTAATCAATATATCGGGTGCCTCATTTTCTGGCACTAGAGCGAAGATGGTAGCAGATTTAAATCTATCGGAATGGCAGATTAGCAGAATTTTAAACAGGCCTAATTATAAAACCAGATCTGGTTGGACATTAAAACTATAGAAATTTGCTTCAGATAATGGTTGACAAATGTTAGTTATTGTGTTATAATAATTAAGTTCTGCCGAGGCAGGTTGGTATGTGCTACATAATTTTAATGCCAAGAGACTTAAGTTCGATCTCTGTCCATATAAAGAATACACAGTCATTGTCTAACGCAAATTCAGAGGCAGCATTCCATTTAGACATATTCTTTGCATACGTCATTGATTCTCGTATATATTTTTTAGTACGTCTTACCCCTTTTTTGGGTGGTTTAGTTTCTTTGTTTGGTTTAATTTCTATTAGATACTTCTTTCCTTTCGTGGTCTCGAACCAAAGATCGACAAAATATCTATGCCTGCGCCGGTCGGTAGCACATGTATAAGGAATTACCACTTCTTCTGAATTCCAAAACTTAATGTCTGGATTCATATCCAACCATTTGAACGCAGCATTCTCCCAAGTTGATCGGTATACTATCTTGTTCCAGTCACCCTTATATTTATTTTTATTAATAGGTACAAACTTTCCGCTATAAGCCATATATAAATAAACACATACAAAAAAGTTATTTATAAGGTAACCACCTCATGGCAGAAACCACAATACACAGATTTCCTTCGGACTTAGGAAAGATTCATCCCTTTATTAAGTTCAAGATTATCGATGCAGATAAGGTAGAAGAAATAAACTTTCACATGCCTATAGGTATTGCATTTGCAGATGGCGCTGGTTATGGTACAATGAATCTTGGCGCAATAGGTAGTGCTGTGCTTGCAGGTGGCGGTATTGGAGATTTTGCCAAGGCAACTGGTAGTGCAATTTCTGGCGCAATGAGAAATCTAAAACAATCCTCGGGTGGTAATTGGGGATCTGCCATTGCGGCAACTGTTCTTGCTAATGTGGTCCCTGGCGCTTCATTTTCTTCTGCAAGAGAAGTTTTCTCCTTTGCTAACAAAAAGGTAATGAATTCTTATACCAATGTTACATTTACAGGCATCACACCTAGATCTTATTCTTTTGCATTTAAATTGATTGCAGTTAATGCAGACGAATCAAAAGTGATTACCTCTATTATTAATGCGTTTAGACGTAATATGTACCCGAAAGAACAAGACGCTTTTATACTTAAATATCCTTCTAAGTTCGAAATATCATTCTTCAACGGCGAAGACGAAATGGAACACATTTCGAAAATTTATGAAACCTACATGACTTCTATGAATGTTTCATATAATCCAACGTCTAGTGTGTTCTTCGAAAATGGTGAGCCAAGCGAAGTTGATGTTGCAATTTCATTTCAAGAGACTAGATCATTATCACAAAAAGACATTGATAATCTTGAAAAATATAAGGTTCGTTCTTATGGCGCTAAAAGGAGTTAAATAATGTCATTTTTTAAACCATTTCCATACACCAAATATGAATTCGGTACCGATAGTGTTAAGACTAACATCAAGGACATTTTCCGATATATACATGTTCGTGAAAATATAATCGATGATGCCAATGGTTACAAATATTATCAGATACACGATGGCGAGAGACCTGATGTTGTATCATATAAGTTATATGGAACTCCTGACTATTACTGGACTTTCTTTATCGTTAATGACACGCTACATGGAGGATTGTCTGGTTGGCCATTGTCTTCACAGGAATTTGAAAAATATATGGATGAAGAGTATGCCGGTGTTGTGATAAGCGCTTTGCCTACAATACAAAGAAATTCCGATCAATTGATTACTAACTATCTGGATAGTGTGGCAGGTCGTTTCACCATTGGAGAAACAATAACGGGTAGTTTGTCTGGCGCTACAGGAAAAATCGTGGCCAAGAACTCTCGATATAATCATATCACATTAGAGAACGTCACAGGGTCATTTAAACCTGGGGGAGCAACAGGGGATCCTGAGAACGTACAAGGGGAAACTTCATTAGATTTTATATCGTCATGGCAGGTATTCCAACGAAAGATTGCTCCAAAATATTACACCGATGCTAATGGTCTTATTACTGACAATAGTTTATTCATCCCTGGCGGTGCTGGGAATAATACCTTAACCTATGTCAGTAATAGAGAATGGGAAACTGAATTGAATGATAAACGATCTGCAATAAGAGCAATCCGTCCTGAATTAATTCAAGATTTTGCTTTAAAATTCAAAAGGTTGTTAAATGGGTCAGTCTAATATATCGGCTACATCGTATCAATTTAAGAAGATAGAACTTACCAACCATGCCGGTATTACCTGGGATATAGGCGACTTGATTCAGAGCGTGGAAATTGTGGAAAGTGTATACACATCGACGCTAACGTATGAATTCTCTATAGTTGATGCCGCGGATTTTTTCAATCTAGTTAAGATATCTGGAAACGAAAAGATCAATTTTGTATTGGCAAAACATAATGGAGAAGAACTTGAGATTTTCGAAAAGGAGTGCTATGTCGTTGATATACCATTGTATTCTCGCCAAGGTAACAATACTCAGATATATAAATTATCATGCATATCAAAACATGGATATCTCGCAAGTATAGTAAGAGTATCAAAAAAGATAAACGGATCTGTTGTAAGTATTATTAAAAATCTAATAGAAGGAGATTTAGATACGCCGGTCGCAAACGTCAGTTTAACGTCTGCCGGTAATATCAAGGGTATTATTCCTAACATGAACATAAACGAAGCAATCGACACATTGCTTGAGCGTGCATACGATGAATTGGGCTATAAGTTTTTTGTTTATGAAACATTGTTTGATGGCATTAGAATAGAATCATTTAAACCGATGCTTGAACGAAAGGTACGAGGCGTGTATAAAAAGAACGCACTTAAAAACAAAGAAGCAAGTAATGACAATGCTGGTGACCCACATGCTGCCGCAGGGTTTAATGAAGACAAATATAATATTATTGACTTGTCGTCCGAATTGGGATTCTCTAAGTTGGCAGCACAGAATAATGGTGTGTATTCGTCCAATACTCTTGAAGTCGATACATCGAAGAAAACTTATAAAAATCACTTATTCAAATACAACAACAAAAACATTATCAATACCCAGTCTCTTTATTCCTCGGGTATAAAGTTCAAGAATCTCGAACTCTCGGAGTTTGGTGATACATATTTTAGTATTATCAACAAGAGCTCATTATTGTTTGATAATGAACAAAATTATAATTCAACCATAGCTCCTATGTTTGGTATAACCAATTCAATAGAGGAGAATATACAGGCAATGGTTCATAGCATGACCGTCCCTGGCAATCCCGAGCTAAGTAGCGGTTCTATTGTTGATATTCTATTACCGAAACCTATCGACCCCGCGCTCGATGATCTAAGCGCTATTGATGCCGAACATAACATTGATCGGTTTATGTCAGGTAAATACTTGGTAATAAACAACGTTCATTCTTTCGAAAAGGGCGTGTATAAATGTATAGTAAGAATAGTTAGAGACAGTACAGACGTAAGTTTAAATGAAAATGTACCGAGTAAAACATAATGAATAATTTTATGTGGTTTTCAGGTGTAATTGAAGACATACAAGACCCGAGCATGTTAAATAGAGTTCGTGCAAGGTGTTTTGGTTTTCACACCGACGACAAAACATTAATACCCACCAAGGATTTACCATGGGCAACTGTTATGATGCCCTGTACCTCGTCTGGAATGTCCGGCCTTGGAGCATCCCCTCATGGATTATATGCAGGTAGTTGGGTGTTTGGGTTTTTCAAAGATGGAGATTCGCACCAAGACCCAGTTATTATAGGAACAATGATGGCGTTACAGGGCGGAATGCCCGACACATCGAAAGGATTCTCGGATGTGACAGGTAATTATCCCAAGAGCGATTATTTAAATAGAAGTGACGTTAATAAACTTGCTACCGGCACGGATACAATATCATACACACCCGATTCTATAATAAATGAGCCCGCTTCACCCTATGCTGCTGTATATCCAAACAATAAAGTAATTGAGAGTCCTGCAGGCCATATCATAGAAATGGATGATACTCCTAGTGCTGAACGTATAAGAATAAAGCACAAAAGCGGCACACTCGTTGAAATACACCCCAACGGAGATATGGTCACCCGAAATGGAAACAAATGGTCTGTAACCACGGGCAATGACAAGGTGCATATCACGGGTGCAATGCAAGTCAATATTGATTCTGATGCTAACATAACTGTCGGGGGAAGTACTATATTAACGTGTGCCTCCACCACGATTACAGGCAACTTGAGTGTTGGTGGAAGCATCATTGCAGGTACATCGATCACGGCAGGTACTGCAATCTCCGCTGGGTCAACCATATCTGCTGTAGGTGGTATAACAGGAGCAACTATAGATTCATCTAATGTCTCTCTTGACACCCATTCACATGAATAAAACAAATACTGATATTCTTTCATAGATAGGGTATAAATAAACATATGTCTACAGAAATATTAAGCGACAAGAGTATACTCGGCGAAAAATCCCGTATCGTATCACGATCAAAGGGTTATTCCGATCTAGACTTAAGTCTGAAACAGAATCCGGCCCATGGTGATATACTCCCATTGTTGGATTTAGACGCGGTTAAACAATCAGTAAAGAATTTGATATTAACCTCAAAGCAAGAACGATTGTTTCAGCCATGGTTAGGTTCGGGTGTTCGTGATCTCTTATTTGAACCTGCAGACAACGTAACTATAGGTTCTATAAAACAAGAAATGATGAGAGTACTCACAAAATACGAACCTCGAGTAAGCGTTAACTATATACAGATAACAAATCAAGAAGAAAATAATTCACTGTTTGTTTCTCTCAATTTCTCAGTTGTTAACCTAGAAGAAGACGTTAGCATAGACTTTTATTTGGACAGGGTAAGATAAATGGCAACACAATTAAACGCCACAGAATTAGATTTTGACAAGATACGCACCAACTTAAAATCGTATCTAGAGAGTCAATCAAAGTTTAACGACTATAACTTTGATGGTTCGGGCATGAGTATCTTTTTAGATCTACTTGCTTATAATACACACTACAACGCATTGAATGCTCACTTCACGGTTAACGAAGCATTCCTTGATTCTGCACAGATTCGGGGCAACGTGGTATCTCATGGTAAACTATTGGGATATATTCCTAGGTCAACCCTGGGCGCTACTGCTGTTGTTGACATAAGTGTTCCTACCCCGATTGGCGCACCACCAACTACCTTAACTTTGTCTCGCGGCTCTGCTTTATCCTCAATAATTGACGGTGTTGAATATCCATTCATTGTCACGGATTCTAAAACAGTAACTCTATCTTCTACAAATACATTCACCTTCAGCGATGTTGTGATAAAACAGGGTGTATTTAAAACCGTTAAGGACCGTGTTGATAATAGCACAAGCAATCAAAGATTCGATATTCCAGATAATAACATCGACACTACCACAATGATAGTTCGAGTACGAGAAAATCAAGAAGCGGAAAGTTATAAGATATACAAACAGTTTACGTCATTTGTAAGTCCAGACGGAAATTCTAACATATTCTTTCTACAAGAAAACAATAGTGGTTATTACGAAATCTATTTTGGTGACGGTATTATCGGTAATAAATTGGTGTCGAATAATATCGTAGAAATTGAATATATACACTCCTCTGGTGTAGCAGGAAATGGCGCTGGCAAAGACGCAACCGCACCCTATACCTTCACATCAAATATCGAAGGTAACACAAATGTAGTAGTGACCACTTCTACGGTAGGCGCTTTATCTATTGGCGGTGACGATAGGGAAGATTTGGATTCGATTAGATTCAACGCACCTTTGACTTTCATTACACAGAATCGTGCTGTAACTGCAGACGATTATCGTGCAATTCTTGTTAAGGAATATGGCGACATTGAAGCTATATCAACCTGGGGCGGTGAAAATAGTGATCCTCCAGATTATGGCAAAGTCTACATATCAATCAAACCAAAGTCAGGCAGTTTCTTATCTGCCCAGGCAAAGCTCGATGTTACCTCGATATTGAAGGGTAAGAATGTTGTATCAATAACTCCTGTATTTCTCGACCCTGAATATACCTACATATCACTTGAAGTATTCTTTAAGTATAATCCCAATCTGACGGACAGAACACAAGCAGAATTGCAGGCCTTGGCTATACAAAAGATAACTGAATATAATCTCACAGAGTTAAGACGTTTTGATGGCGTGCTAAGACACTCCAAACTTCTCAATAACATTGACACAAGTGATAGCGGCATATTGAATTCTAATGTTCGCGTATTTATGTACAAAAATGTTACTCCAAATGCTGGTGTTACCAATTCTATTACGTTGAATTATTCCGCTCCTACTTATGTTTCTGATTCGGCCGAACAAACTTTGTCGTCAAGTGCCTTTCTAATAGATGGTGTCAATCATTATTTTGGAGACAAGCCGATTACCGATTCCACAAGCCGAACAGTATACGTCTACAAATTGGGTGGAAGCAACGAGAAAATCACGGTTATAGCAGAGGCGGGTAACATGAACCCTGTAACTGGAGTGGTGTTATTAAGTAATTTTACTCCAGACAATGCAACCGTAATTAAAGTAACAGTAACTCCTAACTCGTATGATATTGCGCCAAAACGCAATCAACTAATTGAAATTGATTTATTGAGTGTTTCAGTTAACGGCGAAGTAGATACAATTGCGACTGCTGGTTCTGCCGGTGCCATTAATTACGAGACAACTTCGAGACATTAATAATGAGTGTAATCGAAACAGTAGCTTCTGCTAGACGTAAAACCAAGGAAAGTGTTCGTATAGAAGGAATGATTCCATTAGAGTTGAGAGAAGACTCTGCATTGCTGATAACAATGATGGATGCATATTACGATTTCATGAATCTGTTTGGCCATTCGTATAATCTTGCGGCACAGACTTATTATGCAACAGTTGTTAATAACCATGTCATATTTAAAGCAGACGCCAACGATTACTTCTATAGCACAAACAATACATTTACTTTATATGATAATAATGGTGTTGAAATATCAATGCCAGCTACAAATTACGTTGGCGGTACGGATGATTTACCCGATGCCTTAACAACGCCTTTAGTAACATATGGTGTTCTGTTTAATATTAACCACGACGATCTTATTGGATACGAATTAAAACAATTGAAGCTAGTTACCAATGTTATTAGATACGTTGGTGACAATCCCACCCACGCAATTGATACCCTACTTGAAGAACGAGATATTGATACTATTCAAAATTCTTATCTTAAGTTTATTCAAAAAGAAATTGCAGCAACTATACCTCGCGAACTTCAAACAGATAAGAAGTTGTTATATAAGAATATAACTCAATTCTATAGAGAACGTGGTTCTGAGGAATCAATCGCGGTGTTCTTCAAGATTCTTATTGGAGACAACGTAGAAATTAAGTATCCCGCCAACGATATGCTTATACCATCCGACGGCCGCTGGGACCAAGATGCATCTTCGTATAAAGAAACGTTTAATGCCGAGGGTGTTGTAGATGGGTCGGAGTTTACCTCGGGTAAATTCATCGACAATAGTGGATTCTTGTCTGATTATAAGAAACTTCAAGATTCTTTCTTTTATCAGAAGTTTTCATATCTAATCCGGACAGGTACTAACGTATCGTACTGGGAAAATGCATTCAACAAATTGATTCACCCTGCAGGATTTAAGTTCTTTGGTGAGATATTAATACTGATATATCTTCAACAACGAAACTCTATGATGCCACTACTTCAGCCTGGATTGATAGGGGCGGAAGATTTAGTACATAAAATTCACAAGTTTATAAGTTTAAGCAATGCGAATTTTGCGATACAAATACATAGATCGGCACAGGTGGGCACGACTATTCTTTCTGGTACTAATGTATCATATATTGAAATAGAAGATCTAGGATTAGGTTATACAGTTGCACCAATAATAGCAGTTACGGGTGATGGAACAGGTGCAGCAGCAGTTGTCACACTCAACAGTAGAGGTCAGATTATACCCTCGGGTGTTACAGCGGCAGGTGTTGCATATATTAGTATGGCAACGGCTGGTGCTGGTTACACAACCACGAACACCACAACTTCTATAACTACAAATGCTCTGACAGGCCAGATAAAATCAGTAGACGTTTCTTCGGGTTATAAATATCCAAGTAATGTAACACCTACTATAACATTTTCTCCTTCTGGTATTACTGGTGCAACTCTTGCAACAGGTAATGCAGTTTTAGACTCATCCCGTCGACTATCTGGTATAAATATTACAAACGGGGGAAGTGGTTATACAAGGGTTCTTGACCCAATTATAACTATAACTGGTAGGGTAGACAGGGTCGCCGAATTCTTTTTTGAACTAGAGTTAGAGATCAAAAATAGTAGAAGTTACAAAGAGAGAAGAAGTGAAAATTGGGTTGATTTGTTGCACTTTTACGATACAACCGCTCTTCATGCTTACGAAGATTTGACCTTTGAAGAATTAGAAACTAACGAAGATACTGTAATAAAATCGAATGTTAGTACGGAATTGTTTAGTTATGATTCGGGAACTAATGCATTTTTTGGACACACATACGACGGCACATTGTTGTCAGACATAGAACTTAAATTAACTAATGAATTATAGAGGAACACAATGCCAGCTATAGTAACCAACAAATTTAGAATTGCTAACGCTGCCAATTTTAAAACTCAGGTCGACCTTGGAAAAACTTACATCTACATAGGTAAGTCAGACGCATGGTCGGATACTTATACCGACACAACCGATGTCGCCGACCCTGCAACGCCGTTAGACACGCTCAACGAAGAGTCTGATGTGCATGATAACATGATCGCAATGAAAAAGATCATCACTGGTGACATATCTCACGTTAATGCACGACACAATTGGGTATCTGGCGGAATATTTGTTCCTTATGATGACCAAGATGCTGACATTTATGATAAAGCATGGTATTGCGTCACAGATCAATTCAAAGTCTATGCTTGTGTTAATGTAACAGCTGCGTCGGCCGGTGTTGTTACTAAACCAGTTCATGTTCAGACTTCATATGCTGTAAAAGAATCTGATGGTTATACTTGGAAGTATATGTATACACTACAAGCCTCGGATGCAAATAAATTCCTCACAACAAACTATATGCCTGTAAAAACGGTCGTTAGTGCTAACAACGGTGTTGATTTGGCAGGTGTTCCCGATGATAAAACTCAATGGGATGCACAAGAAGCGGCAGAAACTAATAACAACGGGTCGATTTATAGAATCGTAGTAGTTGATGGTGGAACAGATTACGATTTTACAGGATTGGCAGTTACAATCACGGGCAACGGGTCAGGGGCAAGTGTAGTTTCGGCCGTTGCTACAGACGATGTTACAATTACTGCAGGTGTCATTACAGAAATTCAAGTTCAAGTTGCTAATCGCGGCGCCAATTACGAACAGGCAAATGTTGCTATAACTCATACAGGACATACAGGCACCGTTGCTACGGCAAGAGCAGTATTAAGTCCAGGTAAAGGTCATGGTTCAGATCCTGTTGCAAATCTAGGTGCTTTCTATATGTCAACTAATGTACAGTTAACATACGGTGACGGCTCGGGTGACTTTATCACTGACAATGCTTTTCGTCAGGTCGGAATAATTCAGAATCCATTGAATCAAGGGACAGATGTTATTGCAACAGACACTACACTTTCTGGCCTTAAATCACTAAACGTTGCAGATGCAAGTGTTTATGTGAAGGGTGACGTTATAACAGGTGATACAAGTGGAGCTATTGCGTTTATCGATTCGGTAAACACAGCAACCAATGTTATTAAGTATCACCAAAACTTTAAGACAGGTTGGGTACCATTTCAAGCAGAGACAACTACCAAGTTGGTAGGTACTGGTACTGCCGGTGCTGGCGCAGGCACGATAAATAGTCTTGTGGCAGAAGAATATGAAAGATTCACAGGAGATATTCTGTTTATCGAAAATCGAGACCCAGTCAACAGATCGACTACCCAAATTGAAGATGTAAAAATCATAATTGAATTCTAGGAATATTCCAAAATGACATTAAGAACCTATACGCAAGCACCTTATAATGATGATTTTGACGAAACTAAAAATTATCTTCGGATGTTGTTTCGCCCAGGTCATGCTGTGCAGGGCCGAGAGTTAACGCAATTACAAACCGTACTTCAAAATCAAGTCGCTCGATTTGGAGAGCATGTATTTAAAGACGGAACTAGAGTAATAGGGGGTGACCCGACTTTCGATACAAATGTCCACTACGCAAAAATCACCGTAACAACTGGCGCATTTGCAACAATTGTTGCAGGAAGCGTAGTTACTGGTGCTGGAACTGGTGTTACCGCGAAAGTTATCACAACTACTGCTGCTGCAGGTTCTGACCCAGACACAATCTATATTCAATATACAACTTCAGGTTCTGCTGGTGCAAAATTATTCATTGCAGATGAAGTTCTTGCAATCACAGGTGGAGTTGCAGCAACGATTGGTGCTGCCGCGACAACGCCAATTGGTAAAGCTTCGACCTATGATATATTACCTGGAATATATTTTGTCAATGGTAACTTTGTACACTCGGGTGCTCAAACAGTTGTCGTGGGTAAATATTCAAACGTACCAACAATCAAAGTTGTTCTTGCTATAACAGAAGCGGTTATTACTATTGCTGAAGATGCAACTCTTGGAGATAACGCTACAAATTCTCCCAATCAAGCAGCACCTGGTGCTCACAGATACAACATAACTTTGGTATTAAAAACCCAACCAGTAGATGAGGCGAGTCGTACCGAAAACAAATTCATTCAATTGGCGCACATAGAAAACGGAGCATTGCTCTTGGAAGCTCGTGGCACAGAATATAACGAATTACTAAAAATTCTTGCAACGCGAACATTTGAAGAATCTGGTAATTATACATTACGACCTTTTCAAATATCAATGAGAGATCATCCATCTGACGCGGCTAAACTACAGACTGTACTTGAACCTTCGGTTGCATATGTTAACGGTACTCGCATTGAAACAATTTCTCCAACTTATATTGATATCGATAGATCAAGATCAGCGGCAGATATATCTGCTGTAGGAAACTCCGCAACGCCAATTCTATACGGTAATTATGTTACCACCACTGCAATGAGCGGTAACATTAATCACGTTTTAAGTCTTGTTCCTGTCGAATTACATAACGCGGCAAATAACGCAAACATCGGCTCTGCACGAATTCGAAATATGGAATACACAGGTGTCTCTGGTGTATACAATCTTTATCTTTTCGATATTAAAATGAATGCGGGTCAACTTAAAAGTGACATAGGGTTTATTAAACATTCTGGCACATTTCCATTCCTTGCTACTTTAGGTGCGAATGCAGGTATTCTTAATGACAGCGGAAATAATATTGCTTTGTTTCCATTAGCGTATAGTAATATTGAATCAATTGATGTTAATACAACAACTACTTACCTAAGCAAAACGTTTACAGGAACTGGTTCTGCTGGAACAAGTGTTTCATTCAGCACATCGGGTGCAAACGAATTGTTTACTAACAAAGCCGCGGCGGTGTTATGTAACACAGCAACAGGTGATATTGTTAATTATACTTCTGCTTTTACTGGCGGAAATCAAGGCATTACATTTACGGATGGCAGTGTTGCAGCAGAAACTTATATTCTATACATCGATGTTGCAGTACAAGCCGCGGTCGCAACTCCTAAGACTAAGTCTATGGTTGTAGATTCGTCATTAACTATCGCTTCTCCTAATCTTGTGGCAGGTTCACATGATTCGCTCTCAAAAACAGACATTTATCAATTGAAGAGTGTTACAATGGGTGGTCAAGATATTACTGAACGTTACAGTCTTGATAATGGACAAAGAGATAACTTCTATGATGTTGGTCGTATTCGATTAAAATATGGTGCACCTGCACCCACGGCAGGCATCACAATCGTTTTTGATTACTTCTCTCATGGCGCGGGTGATTTCTTCACTGTTGCATCATACGCAGGTATATCGGAAATTACTTGGGACGAGATTCCATCATATGAATCTTCGAAGGGTCTTTTCTCATTACATGACGTTATAGACTTTCGTCCTACGATCAACGAAGCTGGAACAGCGTTTGTTAGTCCAGGCAGTGTTGCTGCACCTGGGCAAATTACTATCATGGATTTCAACATCTATCTTGCACGAAAAGATAAGTTGTTTCTCAAGGATAATGGAGAATTTGGTGTGGTTCGTGGTGAATCAGCAATTGATCCAAAATCGCCACAATCAAATGAAGATTCAATGACTCTATACGAATTAGACATTGCTCCATACACAGGCGCTTTATCTGATGTTCGTCCACGAATCATTAACAATCGTCGATACACTATGAGTGATATTGGCAAATTGGACAAACGCGTAAAAAATCTAGAGTATTACACAACCTTGTCATTATTAGAGCAGAGTGTATTGTCTGCTTCTACTCTGGATGCTTCCGGTGTGGAACGATTTAAAAATGGCTTTGTTGTAGATAACTTCAACGGTCATAGTGTAGGAGACGTTACCAGCACAGATTATAAAATTGCAATGGACATTCAAGAAGGAATACTTCGTCCTCACTTTCACCAAGATGCAATTTCGTTGAAGGTTGATGTATCAAGCAATATTGCAGGTATCAAGCAACATGAGACTATTATAACACTGCCTTACGATAATACTATTACTACATCAGGCAGAGCAGATTTAACTGGTATGGTTGCTTCAATTACACAACCATACGCTTCTGGTGTAGAAAATCTGATGCCTTATTTGGTATTTGATTATGCAGGTAATCTAAAATTATCACCAGCAACAGATGATTGGATAGACACAGAAACTAGACCTCAGGTAGTTATTAATGAGACTGGTGTTTATGATGCTATGAAATTTCTTGCTGATAAAGCAGGTGTGCTTGGTACAGAATGGAATGCTTGGCAAACAACTTGGGCGGGTACTGATTCTAATAGTCGAACAACTCGTAACCAAAATGCACTTACAACTACGACTACTAACACAACAACCAGTCGACAAACCAATACAGGTATTCGGACTAATATTAGTCATGAAACGGTTGAAAAAGATCTTGGTGATAAAGTTGTTAATATAAACTTTATTCCTTTTATGAGATCAAGAAAGGTTTTCTTTTATGCTAACCGACTAAAACCTAGCACAACTATGTATTTGTATTTTGACGGCATTGATCTTACTGACTATGCAAAAAATGAATCTTCTTCTACTTATGCTACTTGGAATGCAGGTCAGGCAAATGGTTCTAATATCGATACTTCGTATAAAGGATTTACAAGCCATCCAGAGACTACAACAGAGTTAATTACAAGTGCTGATGGCGAAATTTGGGGTTCATTTATCGTACCTTCAAATACGACACATACTTTTAAAACAGGCCAGCGCGAAGTTAAATTAACAGACGAAGCTGACAACAACGATGAGTTTGAATCTTCTACGGCAAGTAATTCTTATGCTGCACAAGGATTATTAAAGGCGGTTGAAGGTACTGTAATAAGTACTAAGGTGCCAACATTCGAAGAAACTGAAATTTCTCAAAATCGAACTATTGTTACAGTCAACAGATCTATTAGTAGTCAGAATATACAAACTTTCGGTGGCGGTGGCGGTGGCGGTGGTAGAGATCCATTGGCACAAACATTTATAATAAATGAAGTTGGAGGTGCTTTTGTTACGATGATCGACGCCTTCTTTAAAACTAAATCGGCAACAACTACTAGTGTTGTGTTGGCGCAAATTAGAACAGTTGTGAATGGTTATCCTACAGCAGAAATAATTGCCGAAGCTTCATTGACTTCTGCAGACGTTAGTGTTTCTGAAACGGCAGTAACTCCAACAACTTTTACCTTTAATGACCCTGTTTATTTAAAGGACGGTATTGAATACGCCCTTGTACTGAAAGCAGACAATACAGAATATGAAGCATGGGTATCAGAACTAGGTAAATTTGACGTTACGAATGCTAATTACCGTATTGCAAAGCAACCTGCCCTTGGTGTATTATTTAAATCTGCCAACGGGACCGCATGGCATTCAGATCAATTTAAGGATTTAAAATTCACGATATATCGTGCTGCATTCGACACTTCGGCAACCGGACTTGTTACTTTGGTAAACAAGGAAGTACCTGCTAAATTGTTGGGCAAAGACCCTATCGAAGCAGTTAACACAAAAACCGATGTTAGAGTATCACACAGAAACCACGGAATGAATATCGGCGATACTGTTTCTATAACAGGGGCGACTGCAACGGGTGGATTAACAATAAATGGTGATCATGTAATATCAAAAGTTGAACCTGATTTTTATGTTATCGTACCAGGCAGTGCTGCAACTTCTACCGCAACAGGTGGCGGCATTGTTGTGAATGCAACAGAGAATAGAAAATTCGAATTGATGCAGACACAAATACAGTCAATTATTTTGCCTAACACGGCTATTGCTTGGGAGAAGAAATCTTCTAGTGAATCTGCAAAACCTTATAATCCTGCTACATCGTATATAGGATTATTAGAAAATACCAGTTTAGTAGAAACAACTCCACAGGTTATACCTCATACTAATAATCAACCCGTAGGAAATGCAAGAAGTTTTTATCTTAAAGGTGTCATGACTTCTGTTAATTCTAACTTGTCTCCAGTATTGGACAAAGAACGTATGTCTGTAATTACAGTCAACAACCGAATTAATCAACCAGTCGATGAAGACTCGTATACTGTAGGTGTCAATGATCGAGTTTACAAAGAGCTTGATGGTACAACTTCTAGATACATTGACGAATTAAACCCTACAGATAACTCAGCATTAAGTCGATACATGACAAGAAAGATAACTTTCGAACAAAGTGCTAATGGTTTTAAGGCTTGGATGGTAGTTAATCGTCCATTAGGAACTAACATCGATTTGTATTATAGAGTTGATGAAGAAGACACTTTGATCTTCAATGAACAACCATGGATTCGAGCTTATCCTCTTGGTGGAGCTCCCTTGGCCAATGATGATGCTTCTCTCTTTACTGAAATTGAATATGATTTCGAAAATGGAGTTGCTGCACAGGATGTTTCAGGCCTTGCGGCAGGTGATTCCTTTGCTTCCGTATTCAGCGCGATACAATTAAAGATCGTCTTGACAAGTAACAATTCTGCTAAGGTTCCTCAAATTAAGGAATTCCGAACAATCGCATTATTTGGGTAATAAAATGAGTAAGAAATTAAAGGTACAAGGAGAATCTGATCTCGAAAGAGATGCTAGCACTGGCGCTATTGTCAACACAAATCAGAAATCCTTTGCTCAATTCCAACAAAGGAAAGCTGCCATTAAGGCAAAGGATAATGAATTGTTATCACTTCGAGCCGAAGTTGATGAATTGCGAGGTATGATCGAAAGCATTATAAATAGTTCAAATAAACCAAAAACGCAGAAGAGTGCTAAATAATGACCGTAATATCCACAGCAAAGACTAACTCTCTTGATGAATTGAGAATCAATTCCAACAATATTTCTATTGGAATGGGTGATCTATCATCCATGAAACATCCCGAGAATGCAAAGGTTTTTACTCATACGGTTGCTTCTTTGGCAGGTGCAATAGTTCATGGAAATGTAGTGACTGGTTTGACTTCTGGCGCAACTGGTGTTGTGGCAGGTGTTGTTACTGTTACCCAAGTTGCGGAAATATGCATCACAGATATTGTCGGAACATTTCAATCAGGGGAAGTTGTTCAGGTATCTGCGGGTAATACAGTTACTCTTTCTGATGCTGGTACTGCGGTTGACGATATTGTAAACGTAGTCAATGCTTCTTTGGTAGGTAAATTAGAATTATTATCAACTACTTCACAGACTTTAAATAGTGATTTAGTTTATCCATCAACAAAAACAGTCACATTCAATGGAACACTCGATATGACGAACGGTACTTTGAAAGTACCTTCGGCCACGGGGACTCTTGCTATAAACACGAGTTACATTCGACTTGGTGACATTACGGCAGCTACTGCAATTTCTGGTGGTGTTCTTATTTCTCGTGGTACTTACGGAACTCCTAGATTAACCAGTGGCCTCGAATGGGACGAGACGCTTCGAGATTGGTACGTCAAAGTAGTTAATGGTGTTGACGCGGCAGAAGTCGCTACCACAAGTAAAATGGTTACACGACTTAACGCTTTTGAATTGTTTGCCAACAACACAGAAACTGGTGTTGATGTAGTATGGGATTCGGTTACACAGACTTTCGATACAGCCATTCAGGCCAATGCTGTCGCTCTTGGAACACAATCAACTGGCGCTTATGTTAAACAAATAATTGCAACAGCTAATCAAACTACCGTATCATCAAATAATGTTGAGACATCTGATGTAACAATCGGCCTAGTTGCAAATCCAATTGTTTCTGGTCTTACTGCAGGTAATATCACTACAGGTGTTACCACAGATAATACATTAACCACAACAACTGGCAATCTAGTAATTGATGCCGCGACAAACATTGTCGATATTAATGCCGCGACAAACATTGTCGGTAATACCGATATCACTGGTATATTAGACATTAGCAGTCATTTGGTTGTAGGCGGAAATCTTACTGTTAACGGTACTACAACTACTGTAAATAGCAACACAATCAATGTAGCAGACAATACTATTGTATTGAATAATGACGTAGTTGGCGTACCTACAGAGTCAGGTGGAATTGAATTAGAACGTGGCATTTACACAAATGCTTCTTTATTGTGGGATGAAACGGGCAATCGCTGGACTACTGTAACTCCTGTAGATGATGCTATTGCAGGAATTGTGCATAATGTAATGCGCGAGGGCATCGACACAGTATTAACTCTAACCGACGGTGACACAACTTCTGTTGCCTTGGATAGTAATGATACATTACAAATATCTAGCGGTTCTGGTATCGTAGTTAATTATACCGATTCAACAGAACCCGCGTTTGTATTGGAAATTGCTCACGCAGATACAAGTTCACAAGGTTCAGTCAATAATTCGGCTGGTAATGTTATACAAGATATAACCCTTGACACGTTTGGTCATATCTCCACGATAGCATCGGCCGATCTTGATAATCGATATATGCAACTTGGTGATCAAGCAAACACCGCTCTTAAATGGACAACTGCACGAACTGTAACTTTTGCCACAGGTGATGTCACCGGTAACTTTACAATCGATGGAAGTGCAGATGTGAGTGATGTGTCGTTGGTTGTTGCTGACAATTCGCATAATCACTCAGGTGGAACAATTTCAGGCCTTGCCGCTACTGCAATATCTTCGGGCACTTTACCAACAACCCGTGGTGGAACAGGAACGACCTCGGTTACAGGTACATCAAGTTTAGTAAAATCCGCGTCTCCTACCTTCACGGGTACTGTAGGATTTACTTCAATGACGGGCACCACGGTTACTGCTGCACTTGTAGGTAATGCATCAACTGCATCTGCATGGGCAACTGCACGATCTATTTCTTTGGGTGGAAATGCAACGGGTACGGTTTCTATAGACGGTTCGGGTGATGTTACCCTGACTGCATCTGTAAGTCAATCAACCAATGCTACATACTTATCTAGTAACAACCAGAACAATCATATAACGGGAATAACTTCCGGCTTGAATGTTGCTCTTAATAATACCATCGCTAATGGAAGTTTCACATGTAAATCGAATGGCACCGGTGATAGTGAACTAGCAGGATTATCTTTTCATAATAATTCCTACGGTATTAAATTGGGTGTGCGTAATGACGGAACTTTTGGTTTAGGTGGATGGAGTCGAGCTGCATGGTCGTGGTATAGTAGTGCAAATGGAGATATGGTTGCCGCAGGTAATCTTACTGCTTATTCAGACCCAAGATTAAAAGATGTTATAGGTAAAATAGAAAGTCCTATCGAAAAACTAATGCAACTAGATGGTGTTGATTTCACATGGAAATCTGGCATTGCTCATACGGAATGTAAAGCAGGTACTAAGGACATTGGTGTTCTTGCTGATCAAGTTGAAGCTGTGTTTCCTGAAATAGTTTCTGAGTCGATTGAAATCGATGGCGATTCATATAAAACGGTATCATATGATAAACTAGTGGCCGTGTTGATAGAAGCCGTAAAAGAACTTAACTCTAAAATTAAGATATTGGAGAATAAGTAATGCCTATTGCTTCGTCTGGTACATTGTCTTTTACAGACATACAAACGGAAATGGGCGGCACAAACCCTATTTCTATATCTGAATATTATGGAAAAGATTCTCAGATACCTACATCGGGTGTAATTAGTGCTAATCAATTCTATAGTGCTCAGGGTCCACAAACACTAACGATATCGATGGGTCCAAATTTTAATCTAGCCGCCAATGCCGCTTTTGCCGCACTGGATTCTACTGGAGAGATTGTTGTGACCTTGACTAGTGATGCATACGGTACATCATCGAGCAATTGGGCATTTGACACGGGTAATCTCGCCAATCATTGGAAAGTTACAATTCAACTTAATGGTAACGTTCGAGGAGCACAAGGCGCACAAGGCGCAGGCGGTACATCATCATCAGGAGGCAACGGCGGGCCAGGTGGTCCTGGCGCAATCTTTAGAGGGTCTACAACTCGAAATAATCTTTTTGTGTATAATAACAACTATATCGCCGCGGGTGGCGGTGGCGGTGGCGGTGGTGGAAGAATCAGAGTTATCGCTGCACATACAAATGCCTACTATGTACCTAGAACCAAAAACCCAAGTAGTGGCGCTTTCTCGGGAGGATATG